ATGGTACTATTATGCTATAATAATATTGTAAAGAGAGGAGGTAAGGATATGAATTTAGATGATTTAAAAAAATTGAGCGAAATCTTTAATAACTTCGCTCAACCAATAGCAACTCTAATTGTTGGTTACATCGGTTCAAAATATGTCAGCAAAAAGAGTTCAAAGAAGAGAAAGAAGAAATAATCTTCTTCTCTCTTTCTTCATCTAAATTATATCAAATAATATGAAAAAAGAAATAAAAATTATAATTCTATTTTTAGGCATTATCCTTACATTGTTTAAAACTTATTGGTTTTTAGGAATGATATTAATGATTTTAGGCTTTTATTTATTAGGAAAGGAATAATTATGGAAAATAAAAAATTTGATCAAGTAAAATACATGAGAGAATGGCAAAAAGAAAACATGAAGCAAGTAAAAGCATCGTACAAAACTGAATTTGTAGATAAATTCAAAGAAGCTTGTAAGAAACTTGGTATCAAACAATCAGATGTAATCAGAAAAGCAATGCAAGACACGATTGAAAAAGCAAATAATATATAAAAAAGAACCTACTCAATCAATGAGTAGGCTTTTTTTTGTAAAATATTCAATTGTTTCTTGACGTCGAATTATTTAACTATAACTAAAGTATGGATTAGCTATAATACAATTAAATTTTTACACATTTGATTATACTACTTAATTATTCACTGTAAACTCCCCATTGCTCATTCATTTCTTCAATCTGATATTGATATTTCAAATTTTCTTGTTTTAATTTTTCAATTTGACTATCTTTTTCGATAATTTGAGAATGATATTGAGTATTTTTGGCAAGTAAACAAACAATCAATAAAAGTAATACAATGATAATAATCTTTAGTTTTTCCATTCTAAACACCCATTAGCTTCAAAATAGTGTTTCTTCCTGCGATTCCATCAACTTTCAATCCTCTATCTGATTGGAATTGTTTTACTGCAGCTTCTAGCCCACCGCCAAATTGACCTGGACATTCAACACCAGATGGATCATATCCTCTACACATTAATGCAATTTCTACTGCTGTAACAAGGTATTGAGTTTCTTTACGTTTGACATAGTGTTTACCTAAAGCCGATTTACTGTTTTTACCAAAAGCACCATCAACCTTTAATTTAGCTCCATAATCTTTGTTGATTGCAACTTGGAAGCATCTAGCAACATTTGCTCGAGTCTTAGGACCATATGCACCATCAGTTGCAATTGAATGACCTGTAAAATTGATTGAATGTTGTTGACCTCTTGCAATCAAACTGTCTAAGTTGTCATTTTTAGCTGCAGATGGAGTAGCAGTAGATGTCCCTAGATTTCCAACAGTTGAATTAACAATATTATTTTTAAAATTTTTCCAAACATTGTCATCTAAAAGTCCATTACAATTAGGACATAATTTACCATTTACATCATAATGACGATAAACATGATCAATATCAATGTTATATTTTTTCATCAACGCACGTGCTAATGCATATACATTTTCTAATGTCTTATCGGTAATTTCAACAACACCATTTTTATTGGAATCACATACTTCAATCGACAATGAATTACTGTTAGTGATGATTTGATACATTGGATGATGAGCCGATTGACACTTACCACCAACACTATAAGCTACGTAATCATCTGGAACTGAATGTGTAACTGAATCATCATCAACAAAGTAATGGGCAGAAGCTTTAACTACGTTGTTAGCAAAATATTTTCCATTTGCTTCATCACTATCTCCATCATTACTTGTATAATGAATGACTAAATATTTAATTTTTGATAAATCTCTTTTTGAACCATAATTAGCTTTATTCGCTAAATGTTCTTTCATAACATAACTCATATGCTATTTCCTCCTTTTTTTAAATAAAAAGAGAGCTATTCACTCTCTTTCTCTAATTCCTCTTTGATTTCATCAATTCTTTTCCATATTGCTTTAGTTTCACGCTCTTGAAGCGCCATACGTTCAACTACGTTATTGTGCTTTTCAACTTTTTTTGTCAGCTCATCAATACGATAATTCATTAATGTATTAGCTTTATTGTTTGAAAACATTGTAGTGATTACACTAGGCACAGCTACACATAGACCAGAAATCAAAGCAACTGTAACTGCTTCTGTCATATGATTTCACTCCTAACTTTCATCTACAATTTCTTCCAACTCTGGAAGTCCTGCAACGCTTGTTAGAATAGAAACCACACCAGATAGACAACTTGCACTAATGATCATTGCCCAATTGACTTCATTCATAACCGTAGATGTTCCAATTAGTGCTACAGCGGTTTGAGCTACTGTTTTGACCGCTCTAACCCCTGCGGCTTTTACCCATTGATTAAAATCATATTTTTTAACTTTCAATTCAATCACCCTTTCCAGATAGTTTTAAGCCGTGTCCAGGGCATCAAAAAAAGGACTTTCGTCCTTTAATCATTCGCTTTTTATATACTTCAATATTGCATATCCTGTTGCATTTGGAAAAACATTTGATTTTCCAACTTGCAATATTAAATTTGTTTTAGTTATTTGAATAGAAATACCATCATGATCGTCATCTTTATGTGCACGCGGCATCATGTGGTTTGTTCCATCACTTGTTTTTATAAATAAATCACAACTCAATACTCTGTTTAAATCTGATATATTATGTGGTACATATTTATCCTCGCTATCAAACCCAGTTACGAGTATTACTTTGCAATATATTTTTTTACCATCAATCCATTGCATCCCTGTTTCCCGTTCTTCTAAAGAAAACTTAAGATTTAATAATGTATTTCCATTTGCATTAACAAATTGAGACATAAGTTCCTATTTGCTAGCAATCAGTATCCTATTACTTGATATATTGTTCCTTCAACTGCAGTTATATACGTACCACCAATGACTTTAGTACATCCGCTTAATGTAACATTTTTACCACTGAAAACAAGAGTCATTTCATATACTGTAACAGAAGAACCATTAGTTGTATGAACATCTGATAAATGTACTCTTGCACCTGCTTTTAATGACATTCTAGTACTTTTAGGATTTATCCAGTTATGACTTCTATAAAAGATTTCTAAATAGTCATAATTAGATATATCATCAGTTAATGTAAAATCACTTTGAGTTGCACCATCAAAAAGGACAGTACCAATTGGAATTTTAGTCCCATCATTTTTAACAAATTTCCCCATATCATGGAACAGCTTTTATTTATGACTAATATCTTCCAATGACTTTAGTAACAGTTGTACCTTGATTGTTAGATGAATTTGTCCATCTACAATTATCAATGTGTAACAGTTTTGATGCCTGATTATATTTAAAAGACATATTAGTAACAGTCCAGTTGTTAACAACACCAGAATATATGATCTCTTCATCAATGATTGGTGCAATAACTGCGCTATTATCACTAATTATGATTAACTCTTTAAATTTCAAAGCATCATCATTTAATATTAAATCGTGACCATAGCCGAAATGACTACCACTCCAAAGAACAACATCAGCATTGATTTCATCTCCGCTAGAATTAACAAATTTAGCCATAAATAACACCTCTCTTTAAAGAAGCACAGCTATTCAACTGCACCTCCTTTTTTAGAGATAATAGGTAAAAGGATACTGTTTTTACTATTGCTAGTAAACAGTACCCCCCCCCACGAATTTTTTAATTTTTGACATTTGTATGATCCTCTCTTTCTTTAATTCTTTTAATAAAAATCAAATAAGAAAAGATACTAGTGCCTTTATTTTTTTGTATAACGAATAATTGCTTTAAATTTATAATTTGACCAGCTGTAATTGTTAGCAAAACGAATGTTATCTACATTCAAAATGAAATATGTCACATAAAATGTTCCTGTATTACCACCAGAATAATAAACAACAGGAAATCTATAGAAATCTTCTCCATTGGAACATGTGACTTCATAATCAATAAACTCGTTTAAATTATTGATTGAATGATTGATTGTGCTTACTCCAACACTTAGACCAGTCCATGTAATGATTTTTTCATAAATCTTTTTACCATCAATCCAATATTCACCCGTCCAATGTTCATCTGTAGACATTTTTAAATTAAGCAATTCATTTTCATCTTTATCAATAAGTTTTGGCATATTGACATTCAGATTAAAAACTAATCTAAATGCTTGTCACCACCAATCTTTTTAAAGAATGAGAAAAGGCACTTTGATGTACCTTCTCTAATTTGTGTAAGTCGTGTGTGTGTGTGTGTGTACAACGCACTCACGTGTTTCAAAATCTCTCATATTTTTCTCCTTCCAAAGAAAAAGAGTAGAAATCAATCTACTCTTTGTAATATACTGCATTGTCTAATTTTTTATTTTGTTCAGCATCAACATCAATCAATTGATTGACTGCTTTATACAATGCAATTATTTCATCTTGTAACTTTTTTATATCCGCAGGATCTGACATTGTAATATCACTTGGAACCGTTAATTTTGATGGGATATCAGCCAATCAAATCACTCCATTTGAATTTGTTTTTCAATGAATTCCATGTCATTTGTTTCTTCAACCAGTCCCATGTAATGATATCAACTGAAATTGTCAGTCTTTCTCCTGCGCTTACATTTTGCTTTGATAATGCAACATTGTATATTCTATATCCCATTATCTCACCTCAATTTCAAATTTATTTTTAATGACTTCATCTGCAATAACATAAGTAATAATCATTTTGTAATTTCCACTTTCTTCGATGCCTAATAGAAAAATAAGATCATGCTCATCGATTTCACATTCAATCGTTTGTGTCAAATCACCATAGAGATAGATTTCAGCTTTTGCATTTCTAATGATAAAAGTATCTTCTGGCTTTTTTCTTGAATGAACAAAAAGACGTATCTTTCTTTTTTCTCCTGCATACATTCTTATTAAATTCTGCATGTTAGCACCTCCTTGATTTCACAAATATAATCATTACAAAGACTGATACAGCTTTGATAATTGATGATTTCAAGATGGAAGCACAAGTTAGAAGTATCTACAGTAAACATTGCTGTTGCCATATAGCCTACATTTCCCGCATCGTCGTAAGCGAATAAATCCATGATATATTCGCCTGCGACGTTTGCAGGAACTAACGCATTCCATCTTTTTTCATCTATTCTATCAAAGATTACAGTAAACGTATCAGTTTTTCCTATAACCTTTACAACCATAACTAGTCAGTTACAGATACAGCAATGACAAATGTCTTACCACCATCAACTGGATTTGGTGTGATTGAAACATCAGTGATTGTTGGTGCTTTTGTATCTAATGTAACTTTTCTAGTAACTGTAGTAGCTTTACCTGCACTATCTGTTGCTACAACTGTGATTGTATTTGAACCTTCAGTTAATGTAACTGTAGTTGAGAAGTTACCAGAAGCATCTACTGTAACTGCAGTTTCATTTACTTTAACAGTAACTGGTGATGAAGTTGCATCGTTTGTAGTACCTTTAACAGTAACTGTTGCATTATTAGTAACTAAACCTTCAGCAGGACTAGTAACATTTAATGTTGGTGGTACAGTATCAACTTTGAATGTAACTGATTTTTGAGTAGCTGCATTGCCATCATTATCAGATGCATTGAATTTAACTGTATGTGATCCATCGCTTAAAGCTGTGGCTGAAGTGTATGAACATTCATATCCACCAGTAGTAGCTGTTTTAGTGATTCCAGATGTGATTTTTGAGCCACTATCGATTGTGATTCCAATAGTATTTGAATCAACTCCAGAATCATCATCAGTAACTTTCCATTTAAATGTCGGTTTGTTGTTTGTAGTTGTTGCTGATGCAGTTGGATAAGTAACTGTAATTGTTGGTGCAACTTTTTCTTTTACAACTAATTTTAATTTGCTTCCTAAAGTTGCATCAGTTGCATCTTTAGATGTACTGTTTCCTGCTGTATCAGTTGCTTTAACTGTTACATTGTAATATCCACCGCTTTGATTGTAACTGGATTTTGCCGGTGCTGTAATCGTAGCTTCATACTTTCCAGTTGATGAATTTAAAGTAAGAGTAGTAGGTACTCCATTGATTGTAACTTGTACTGTTTTAATTGCCATAATATTTTTCCTTTCTATTTACTATTTTTTTAATCCTTATAAAAAACTGCATTTGCTAGAACAGGCATGACTTTAGCTGAAACTGAATCAATAGTCATCGTTGTTTCATTGATCAATAATGTAGCTAATTTTTCTTGAATAGTTGTTCCATTGTTTACCAAAGTCGGTTCAACAGGATTAGCAGATGAATAAGTTCCATTTACAACTCTAATCTTAGCTACATCATCACCCGTTCCATTTCCATTTTTAATGTATTCTGCAATAATGATATCTTTTCTTTTTTGTCCTAAAGTACCACTTGTAATTGTGATGTCTTCATAGTTTTCGATTCTTATTAGGACACCATTAGACATCATATACATTCCATCCATGATTCTTATTTTATTGTCTGACTGTTTAGATATTTCCATTTTTGAACCGACATTTAAAATTCCATTCATTCCAAAAATAGCACTAAACAAAAGAGCATGATCACTTGCATCAACATGCCCTGCATCAGTAGTATTGATTGTAATTCCCTTTTGTGACAAATTACTCACCTACCTTGTATTCAATTTTTTTTATTCCATTTTCAATTGTTAAAATCTTTCTAGTGATTTCTGTTTCAATAGAAAGTCCCGTGATATCGTCAACGCTTGTAATGATATCACCTAATTCTAATTCTTTTTTTAATGAAGTAACACCTAAATTGATTTCTTTTGTTTCCAGATGATTTTTAAATTCTTCAATCGCTTTTTCTACTAAATCATCATCACTTTCACATGATTTATAATCATAGACATACATTGATGAATCGATATTTCCTATTTCATCTTTTGACAAGTCTGTAATCTTTTCAAATACATCATTTCCATCTTCATCGATAGAATGCTTAATCAAAACGATTTTTCTATCGTGCAGGTCTCCTTTTCCTAAAGCAATCATTGTATCCACTGAGTTAGTAGAATCAATACTTGAAGTGATTTCTATACTGTAATCTCTGTTATATACATCATCAATAGTATTTTTTTCAACTGCTTCAACGACAATATTTCTATCATCGTAGTCATAAGTATGATAGACTTTCAACCTCATATTTTTTTCATCAAGAATATTGATGATCTTATCATAGAGATAATCATATCTTGATGAAACAGTCGTATTGATTTGAGTATCCTTATCACTTACTCTATAGAGTTTTAAAAAAGCACTATAGAAAACATTATTGAATAATATTTCAAGAGCTTTATGGATTTCTTCATTATCAATAGTTAAATAATCATCCCTTGCTTTATAATTGCTGTTATATTTTGGAAATATAACAAAACGATGTAAGAAATATCTCCAATTAACTCCCGTAATTTTGACAGTTGAATCATCTGCGTTCTGTATCTTTTTAGCAAATCCACCAAATTCACTGTTAGGAATATAAATCAAGTCATTTTTTTGAATATCCATTTTTTTAAAATATTCTTTTGATAATTCAATATAGAAATCATTATCATCTAGCGATGCTTTCTTTCCTATGATGAATTCAGCTTTTTTAAACTTTGCAATAACTGGCATTTCTTTTAAATATAGATCATCACTTCGTGTTGATGAATCAATTCTAGCGTGCATTATTTCCATTCTGGAGTCCCTCTTTCGTAATAAAGAATCACTCTTACAGAAAATTGAGTCGTCTGCTCAAAAAGATTCAAACCAATTGGAATCAATTCAAAAATACTTGATTTTTTATATCGAGCATCCATCACATCGATTGCTACACCATCCGCAGTATACTTAAGAACTGTTTTTTCAAAGGGATCAATTTCTATTCTCTCTTCTTTTAAAAGTTCCGTATTAACTGCATAAATGTTATCAGCAATTGAAATTCTCGGATTCTTACAAGGTCCATAGAAAATAATCTTTGCTTTTGAAGAAGCAAAATGTGTATTGTTAACAAATCTATCTTTTTTTACCGCTCTGTATGAAAAAGGATAAGAAAAAGGATATTTCATGCCAGATGATGAAGTGATATCATCATTCATATTGAAGTCAATCACTGTTTCTTTTATCCATTTTGAACAGAATCTAACAGTATATGTTAGCATTTCTAAATTACTGTATTTAGCAAAATAATTAGGTTTAGGCTTAATAAAATAACAATAAGCATAGTAATCATTTATATAAAGCTTACCTGCTTTAACAATCTCACAATCATATCCAAAAATATAATCAAGATCATTAATCAATTCTTCTTTGTTTTTTCTATAGACTTGGATTTCTATATCCTTTTCAGTTCCATTAAAATAAAAGCTGTCTATATCGTTACGATTGTCAAGCTGATAAGAAGTAGAATTGAAACTAATTTCACTTTCAAATAGTGTTTCGATATTTTTGATAAGATAAGGAGCAGTATTTAAATCTACTGTCCCCTTGTTACCAACATATCTAATATCGTATTTTTTCATCAGTACACCTCACTTCTTATCAACTTTCCTAGTTCGCGTCTATCAAGCTTAATTGATAATCCTGCTCTAACAAGCGCATTTACAAAGACATCTGCAAGTCTTTGATAATCAATCAATTCTTGTTTATTAGAACCACCAGAATCAGTTAATGGAGTTACTCTTGTTTGAGTTCCCATTTGAGTCAACAACTCTGCACCTCGTTCTCCTACGATGGCACTTCCTTTTAATAAGTTACCACCAGTTGCAAGTGCAGGAATCTTTCCTAAATGACTTAAGCTCAATCCAAAGCTCTTACCACCGAGTGCAGGAACCCAATCGGGAATATCAAAATGAAGCGTATTCAATCCATCAATCATTTTATTGATTCCACTGATTGCTCCATTCAAACATCCTATAACTGCATTGATTGGTGCCCTACATACGTTTCTTATCGTATTGAAAATCGCACCAAAGATATCAATGACACCTTCCCACGCTTTTCTCCAGTCACCCGTAAACACTCCAGTAATGAAATATATCAATCCTCGAATAGCTTGAATTGCTGCATCGATTATTCCAGATACACTTGATAAAAATGAACCTAACAATCCTGCTGAACTTGTTACAAAAGCAACGATGACTGTCAATAACCCTTGGATCAATGGAATAACAATTATTTCTATTAATGAAACAATTGCATTGATAATAGGACTGATTCCATCGAACAGCCATGAAATCAATGTAACGATGTTTGCTATGACAATTTGGAAATTTTCCCATAAAGGAACTAATGCTTCTTGCCAAATTGCAAGAAGTGCAATTTTCAATGTGTCAAGTATAGGCTGAACAACGACCGCCAGATTTTGAAGTATCGACATGACTTGAGATGCAATATCGACAACAGCATTTCTAAATCCCTCATTTGTATTCCACAAATTAACAAGTGCAGCTACTGTTGCTACAACAAGTGCAATGATTGCAAGTACTGGTCCACTCAGTGCACTGACTACTGTACCTATTGCTCCTGCTGATTCAGTTGTTCCAAATAATGCCAATTTGAATTTTCCAAACAAGGATATCGCGGTGGATATTGGTCCTGCAAGCGTTCCAATAACAACTAATAATGGTCCAATTGCAGCTACAACAGTTCCAATGATTACAATGGTATTGGTTATTTCATCATCCAAACCATTGAGCCAAGAAAATAAATCAGTAATTGCTTCTACAATGTCGCGTAATGCTGGTTCTAACACTTCTGATACTTTGATTCCTACACCTTCTAATGCAGAAGATAGAGTAGTCAAATCACCTTGCAAGTTATCTTGCATCGTATCAGCCATATCTTTAGCAGCACCATCTGCATTCTTGATATTTTCATATAAAGAATTGAAATCACTGTCACTTGCATTGATGATTGCAAGCATTCCAGACATCGATTCTTTTCCAAAAATTGTACTTGCAGCGGCTGACTGTTGTGCACTGCTTAATTTTCCAAATTTAGTTCTTAATTCTTCTAGGATTGTAATCAATGGTTTTACTGATCCATTCGTATCAGTAATTGAGATGCCTAATTTTTTCATCTGTTCTTTCATTGAATCGGTTGGACTTGCCAAATTAGCAATAGCTGTTTTCAAAGCAGTACCTGCTTGTGAACCTTTAATACCAGCATTTGCCATCAAACCAACTGCAAGAGCAGTATCTTCAACACTGAATCCTAATGTTCCTGCTAATGGTGCAACATATTTAAATGTTTCTCCCATCAAGGAAACATTCGTATTTGCGCTTGATGATGTTTTTGCGAGAACATCGGCAAAGTGTAACGAATCTTCCGCTTTCAATCCAAAAGCAGTTAATGCGTCCGTTACGATATCACTTGTATTTGCTAAGCTTTCACCAGAAGCAGCAGCAAGATTTAAGATACCTGGCAATCCGTCTATCATCTGTTGCGTGTTCCATCCTGCCATTGCCATGTAGTTCATAGCTTCGGCAGCTTCACTTGCACTAAATTTAGTGGATGCCCCCATTTCCTTTGCTTTATCTTTTAAAGCTTCTAAATCTTTTCCAGTTGCTCCAGAAACAGCAGATACTTCACTCATTCCTGCTGAAAAGTCACTACCTACTTTTACAGCTGCAACTTCTAATCCAGCAATAGGAGCAGTAACATTTTTAGTTAATCCATTTCCTATTTCTTTTGTCTTGTTTCCAAAAGCTTCAACCTTTTTAGCATACTCTTCTATTTGAGCTTGACCGCTTTCTAAAGCAGCGTTTACTTCATAAAGTTGTTTCTTATATTTATTCAAACTTGACTCTGCATTATTCAATTGTTGCTTTTTATTGGCAATAGCCTTTTCATCTTTGTTTTCTGCATTTTCAAGTTCTTCTAGTTGACTTTTTAATGCATAAACTTTTGATGAATAAGTTTCTGTTTGCTTTGTCAAATATGACTGTGTATCTTTTAGCTTTGTCAATGATGATGTTGATTTATCCCATTGACTTTTAGCCAAAGAAAAAGCACTGTAGTTTTCCCTAGTCAGTGCGTTGATTGTTTTTAATGATTTTGTAAAATCAGCTGTTCCATCAGCCTTGAACACAAGACCGACTCTTTTTAGATCATCAGCCATGTTCTATTTTACTCCTTTCAAATTCAACATGAGTTTCTAATAATTCATCAAAAGTAATTGGGCTCATATGCCAAAAATCATCTTCTGATAAATTAAGCTGTGTCAAAGCAAGATAAAGATTCATCGTGAAATCTATTTCTTGTTCTTCACAAAGTTCTTCATATTGTCTTTTTTTTTGAGAATTTTCATTTTATTTTCAAACTGCTTGATTATATTTACAATCGCATCCGGTTCAATTGGACATAATGCCAATGCATCTTCAAATTCAACCTTTTCACGATTAGATCGTAAAATTACATAAATCATTTTTGCAGCCATATAGAATTGTTTATCTTCTATTTTTTCATGCAATTTTTTAGCAGCAACAGATGATTTATCATCCATCTTTTCATATTTATCAGTCATCCTATTTAATGCATTTGTTTCTTTATCAAGATTATTGTTTTTAATCAGATAAAGAGTTAAAAAGCTGACTTGAATTTCTATGACCCTGCCATCCGTTAACTTGATGTCTTGTTTATCCATCACTAATCACCTGCAATTACTTTTTTTAGATCTTCATCGGATGTGATAACTTGATTAAAGAATTTTTCTTCTGTTAATCCAGTTGCAGTTTTTACAGCAGTATCAAATTCAACAGCAATTTGTCCCTTATCATTAAACGGATAGGCTCTAATTGTGACTGTATCATTTTGCTCACTGAATGATTCTTCTTTTGTATTTGTATCATCAGTATCAGCTGTTAATTTGCATTTTGGATACCATCTGAATTTTTTTCTGTTTTGGCGATAGAAAACAGTTTGACCGAATGCAAAAAATGGTCGTTCGCTCGAACCACCTTTTAAAATCAATCCACTTTCTGTAATTTCATCTCCTCGCATTTTTGCTAAATCAGTAGGATCAAATGCAACCACTTCCACTTCACTATCAACGGATGAAGTATCAGAAACTGTATCATAATCTCTTCCAGATGCGTATACCGGTGTCGTATCTCCGTTTTCGGTACGTTTGATGCTTTTAACAACGTTTGAAACAGCAACCTCCTCCTCATATTTACCCGAGAAAATTTGAGGATCTACTTCATTTGTTGTAGCAAAACAATATCTCAACCCACCAACCGATTCTTTGACCGATGGTCTTTTTTCTTTTTGTGACATCTTTCTACCTCCTAGTTTCTATAAGTTGTTTCTTTTTTTAAAACTATCTATATATCTTTTTGAATTTCTATCCCATAAAGGAACTAAATGAGGATGACTACTTCTCATCTTGACTGTTCCCCTTTCAACCATAGGACCATAATATTTACCCCATCCTATCTCTATTTCCATTGATTTTTTTCTATAAGAAAAAGTGGATACCAAATGTGTATATCCACTTTTAGAAATCTTTGATTTAGGACTGGGCAGTTTCAATAAGTCTTTGACAAAATCTTGTGCTATCTTTTCTTCCTCTTCCAATACATTATCAGATACTTTTGCATATTCTTCTAATGCTTTTGAAAAATCAAGAAGTCCATCAAATTCACTTGTATCACTCATCATTATCAACTTCTAACTCTACCGAAAAGTAAGAATGATAATAATTTCTATCTTTGCTTTTTTCTTCTACATATTCATGATAGATCGTAGGATGCAATCCTAATTTTCGCATCATGTCTCTCAATTCAAGTAATTTATCATGTCTAGATGTTCTAGAAAAGAATGATACTTGAATCGTTTCAATAGTGATATAGACATCATCACTTGCTAGCTTGTCATCCCATGCAATTTCCCAAAAAACGATTCTAGGATATTTACTTGCATTATTGACAGAGCTTTGACCTTCGTTGATTGGAATATCTAACTCACTTAATGCATTGACAAAATCCGTTTTCTTCATCATATTCTCCTTCCCAATTCACAAGAGTTATATCAGATTGTTTAAATCCATTACTATCAACAAAGTGATAAATGTTATAAACCTTATAATAATGTTCATCGATTTTCAAAACACTCATTGAATCGATAAATCCTTTGACATATGGAACTCTAATTTTTAGTTGAATATCAATATCATGAGAGTCTAAATCGCTTCTTAATCGGTCTGATATTCCTAATTCTTGATACGTCATAGAAATATCTTTTGATTGCAATGAAGTATTTGCTTGAACGCTATCATCTTCTATGATTTCAAAAACTTCAAAAAGCCCATCATTATAAATGGGCATATGAATTCTACTAGTTTTCTTCATCATTTTTTATCAAAGGAACTTTGTCCATTTGCCAAGACAAAATCTCATCACTGTAATTTTCAAAGAATTCATCTGTTCTACTATTATATGCATAAAGCACATAGTTTTTTAATAGCGCTCTGGCAGTCAAATCTTCATCATAATCAATAGTTCCAACTAGTTTTGTTAAGCGATAATTTCCCTCACGTATATTATTTTTAATAGATGAATTTTCATAATAAAAAGGAATAAATTTTTCTTTTCTAATTTCATCTATCAAATTATCAATAACTTTTTTATCCATTTTTTCAATTATTCAGTTGCTTGTGTTTGTGCATTAGTTTGGAAATATTTAGGAACATATTCAACTAATTTTGTTGGGTCAAAGTAGAAACATACATCATCATCTACTGCTCTACCATTTCCATAAGCTTTTGCAATAATGACATCTGCATCATCCATTGCTTTTGTTTGATCATATTCTTTAACTTCAATTGCTGATAATCCCATTGTGTAATAATCCGGTTTATCAATAAATAATCCTGCATCACCTTTTTCACAATTTGCTGTAGGGATTACTCTAATTTTATCTTTTGATACTTGCACATATCCACCTGTTAATGCTTGTACATATAATGCAGGATCTACATAAGCAGCTTCATCACTAGGATTACATACTAATGCAATACCAGAAATACTTCTTTTTCCGTCATGTGATAATTGAGTCTTCGCAGTTGCTAATCCTTTAGGAGTAAATTCAGTTAATTTTGAATCTTTAGTTTTCTTTTTGTGTTCCCCATTTGATTCAACTTCACTGACTTTACGGAAAACACCAATAGGTTGATTAATACCTGTTCCATATAAAAATGCATATTCTAATCCATCATTCATTGTTTCAGCTAGAACCGCCATAAAATATTTATCAACGAATTCATTTGCTAAATCTCTGATTGCTTTTGGAATAACTAAAAATGCACTAAGTTTACCTAGTTCAAGATTTAATGATTCAAATGCAATATTTAATTCACTTTTGATTTTATCAGTTAATTCACCCCATGCATAAGTACCTGTTTTTGATGCTGAAATCCACTTTTTAACATCCGATGGGGCAAAAGATGCTAATGATAATAAATCACTTGCTTTTTTTACATCAACTAAAGTGTTATCAATGATTGTTGTTGGAATCAAGTCAATTTGTTTTCCATCGATAGCTTGTTTAACATCTGTTTTTAAAGCATCATAGAACTTATTTTCTTCATCAGTTAATTGTCTCAATCCTAACTTATTGAAGTTTTGAACTTTTGCATTTGCATTTGTTGATTCTTTTAAGATTTGTTCAATCAAATCCTTATTAGCAGTTTCATTGATTAATTCTACTGCTTCTAAAATTGCTTGAGATTTATCTTCTGCTTTTTCTAAAATCTCTTTTGCTTTTTCTAATGTAGCTTTATCTACTTTATTAAATTTCATTTTTTTCTCTTTCCTTTCTATTTTTTTGTATTAAAAAAAAGCATTCCAACCCGTTAATGGCTCTTCATTTTTAGCCTTTTCAAGTTTCAATGCTTCTTTTACCTCATTCAATTCTTTTTCTAAATCCTTATTCAACATAACTTGATGGTTCAAGTACATTTCATTGATTGATTGCTGTGCATCATCATCTTCTTTGATTGATGTAGCAAATCCCATTTCTAAAGCTTCTTCTGCAGTAATCCATGTTTCATTGTCCATTAATTCAACTATTTCATCTCTTGAAAGATTTGAATTTTTTTCATAAATAACAATCGATGGCTCTGTGATTTTATCTAGATCATCTGCTTGCTTTCTTAACTCTTTAGCATTACCGCTTGCCCAAGTCCACGCATGATGAATCATCAGCAATGAACCTTTATGCATGACTCTTTCTTTTCCTGCCATAAAGATGACACTTGCAATCGAACATGCAAAAGAATCACATACAGTAGTTACATTTCCTTTGAATTCTTTAATCATATTATGAATTGCAAGACCTTCACTTACAGAACCACCATATGAATTGATATGAACTGTTAAGTTATCTGTATCGACATCATTTAATTCTTTTAAAAAGTCATAGGCACCTACATCACTTTCATCCCATTTGTATGAGGTGATGTCTCCGTAGATGTAAAGATCAGTCATTTCTTCATTTGATTTTTTGAATTCGTAGAACTTTTCATGTCCTTTCTTCATTATTCATCACCCCCTTTCGTATTCCCATCCATGCCTGTAGCATAGTTTTTAGTAAATCTTCTGGCATTTGCCCAATCTTCATCGATTGGTGGTTTACCACGTAATTTTAAAATATCGTTGTGGGACCAGCCATTAGAATATAATTTATCAAGATTAGATGCTTGCTCGATAACATCAATATGCTTGATTGCATCCGTATTGATTAAAATCCTATCCCCTCTTTCCCATTCTAGCTGAGAAAGCCAACATCCATTCATCCCATCATTTAACTCTTGAATAATTGGATCAGCAGCATACGTAATAAATTCATTGTTAGCATCACTTTTTTCAGTAACTTCACCATAGAAAACACTTTTTGGAATTCCTAAAGCAATTGCTACATTTGTAAATACTTCATCTTTTAATGCTTTGACATCACTTGCAGTCATTGTTGACTTGCTATCAATCGCACTTACGTCGAGTCCGTTTCTAGAAAAGATGACTCTTATATCATCACTTGAAAGGTCCTTTCTAATTTTTTCTGTATACTCATTTTCAGTTATTGGTTGTCGGGTTTTTTCACTATACACTTGCATATTTCCCGGCATTTGAATTTTAAATTTTGAAAGTTTTGACTTTACCCCTTTTATAGCAACACTCCAAGCAATCGCATTTTCTTGATTGATTTCATTTAGATAAGCTAACAACTTTTCATTTTTATACTTAAATAAGACTGCATCATTCGATGTAAATATCCTATCTAGTTTATAAGTCCTATCCCCGCTTCTAATAACTACATTTGAAAATGTTCTAGGATATAGCACATCATCTGACTGTGTAAAGTTTTCAGCTCTATAAATATTTCCATCACTCATCTGTACAACTAAACATCCATCACTACTTGTACACATTTTCATAACAACTTGTTTCCAAAAATCAGTTGCAAACTCATTTGGGTTTGGTCTAACGTTTAAACAATATTCAGTTTTGATTGCATCGCTATCTGTTGAGTAGACATCAATAGGACATTTCGATATCAAATCAGCAATCTTATTAAATCCAATTTCTAATGCCAACTGCGAAAGTCTATTTTTTTCAGCCATCATATCGATATAGTAATCAACTAGTTGACCATCCTTATTAAACAATTTCTTTACAAATTGAAACATTGATTCACCTCCTCATTTTTTCTATATATAAATAATCGTTTCATCTAACATATCTTCTCCAGAAATACTACATACAAATGCCATGAAACCATCATTCTTTCTTAATTTTGGTTCTATTTTTCCATATGATTTATTTCCATACTTATCCATTTTGACAGCAGTATTATTGGTATACCATCGCATGATGGCGCTATTCCCAAAGTTAATATTTCCATCTACAAATGCTTTTTCTATTAAAGGTGCTACATATGTATTGATTGCACCTTGATTTCTAATCATTCTTACAAGCCCAGCTGGATTTTTCTTATCTTCTATAGTAATTCCTTTTCGTTCAAATACTTCTCTAAACAACTTAAATCTATACGTATCCATGATGATTTTAACTACATTGTATTTTTGCATTTGCTCAATACACCATTCGACAATCGCATTTATACTTAAACTTTCTGAGTTGACTATTTCATAATCATTGAATCCCTCTAATCCTATATTGTTTTCTATAGGAAATTTAATTGATTCAAAAAATGGGCTGTTCCTGCAAATCCATGTCTTTTGTCTCCAAACATAAACACCATCTATTTTAAAAAGCAAACCAGCAGATGCAAAATCTCGGATATCTGCATAGTCAATTCCTATAATGCAAGGATGATAGTTTATATCATCTGGAATCGCTCTTTCTATCTTATTTTCTACATCACTATAACAAGCTTTTAAAATATCTTCCCATTTGGCTACTGTTATTTCTTCATTTCTCGCAGGTAGATTCATTCTTTTAGTTAAAAATTCTGTCATCATCGATGGTAATTTTTGTGCTTCTTTAAAATCTCTTAAAATTTGTATTTTTAAATCTGGAAGAAATTCCATCGATGGATTTGCTAAGACAAAATATTTAGGATCATTAGCTTGCTCTTTTGAGTTGATTTTACAAAAAAAGGGAAAATAACCTAAATCATTTTCTCCTGTTTTTAATATATCATTGCATAATTGAATTAAATCATCTAAAGGACCATCTCGAACGTTCCCATTTGTAGTAATAATAAATTTTCTTGCGTGCTTTATTTTTCCTAATTGAGAATTAAATACTTTTATTTGATCATAATTTTCATATCCATGATATTCATTAAAAAGAATAGCTCCCGATTTCTTACCATCCTTCGTCTTAGCGTTAGAAGTATTATAACGTAACTCAGCTCGTGTCTTTCTATTCTTGATAAGCTCTTTTGTTTTATAGAATTTACTTCTAAATTTATTCCATTGGGCATCTAACATTTCGTAAACAACATTGAAGCTATCTTTTGCTTGCTGTTCATTATTTGCGATGATATCAATGTGATAATTTTTAATTCCATATAATGGTGTCTGAAAAAAATTCATCAGTGGCATAATAAAACCATCTTTTCCATTTCCACGTCCCATCAATATAATGATTGTTGTGAAAAGTGGAACGTCATCGACATACATAAAAACGAATGCGTAGATGAATTTTTGATAAGGAAACAAAGGATAATAGTTGTTTTCGCAATATTTTAAACAATTTTGATATGTTTTTTCATCAAAAAAAACATCATTTCTAGCCAATGTAGGCATAACGATGTTCTTTATCAGCAGTTTTCTTTCTTTGTTTATCTTATCTGGATTCTTTTTTACATAGTCGATATAATCGTTGATTTCTTGACATTCAATCAATAATAATCATCATCCGAATTATCAGAGGTGTTAATTGGATTTTGTAAACCTAATTCATCAAGGATTTTCAACATAGTTGTTGTTATTTTCATTAGATTTTGCACGGATTCATTAGGCTTTTCGCTTTTAAAACCATTTCCAGAAACTACTTCATAGCGCAATCCTTTTTCTTTGATATCTCTTTGACATTTTCTTTTAAGATCATAATATTTCATATAATCTTCTATCAAATCAAGATAGTAATTTTGATACTTCCCTTGAGCTTCTAACTGTTCAAGCAAGTCATCTTTGATTTCTTTTTTTGTCATAACAACACCCCTTTCAATATTTTTTCTAATCAACCACCCGTTATCACACACGCGCGAATATTTCTGAAAAGTTAGGACCACATGCCCGTTCTCCGTGTTTCACATTCGCACGAGAATTTGACGGGGGGTATGCTGAATTACCACATTTCTTTAGTCAATTTCTTTTTATGTTTGAATTTTTTCCAAGTCCCATCTCTACCTTCAACTATCTCATGACATTCAAAGCAAAGACTTACTAGATTATCATCATCCAATGCTAATTCAAAACAATCTTTCATTGGAATGATATGATGTACATAATTTGCACGTTTGATTTTAATTCTCTTTATTGGTTTTGATTCAACAACATAATTACCTTTGCATCTTTGACATTCATAATGATCTCTATTAAGTATCTCTATGCGTTTGTCTTTCCATTCACGCGACACATAGAATGCATGAACATCACCATCACTGACTAGCTGCTTTACTTCTTCTAGTGTTCTTCTTTTCTTCATCCACTTTATTGTAATAGATATTCTTATATCCTTTGTCTTTTAGTTCCTGTAATGATTGGTTTATGTTTTTTGGAAACATATCCAATTGATAAAAGACTCCATTATATTCATATCCATAAATATAATCTTTATCTTGTGCTTTAACTTTTGTTTCTTTAATCAACCACTCATTGGTCACTATTTTCTTTTGAATTCCATGATACATGATATCTACCTCCTTTTTTGTAAAGAAAAAGAGATAGACATAATCTATCTCTTCGCTTTCAAGACAAAGCATTGATGTTGTTTTCATTTAAACCACATTACCATAATAACACATTTTTCCTTAAAAAAATTATCAAATAATTATCAATTTTCTTTTTCAGCTTTTAAAATCTTTTCTACATTCCTATTTTTCAAAGCTAAAACCTCATCTAAAATATCAAACGCTTCATCAGCAATTCTATAAAAAGTTGCTTGCGAATAGCCTTTTTTTACAGCTTCATTTATTCTTTCAATACTGTTATTAGGATAGTTAGAATATATTATAATTACTTCTCTTTGTTTTTCGTTTAGCAATTTAGTAATAGACTCTTCTAAAAAGTCGACAACAGTATCATACATCTTTATATGTTCGTCATATTTATCAAGATTTTCAATAAGCTTATTATATTTTTCATAAATCGTCTTGTGTGAACCTCCCGGCAATTCATTTGAATATGATATAGCTTGTGTAGTATTTTCCAACTCTTTTTTTGTTTCTTTTAATAGAATTGCAGTTGCTTTCCATCTTTTCCAATTCAACACTTGATATTTAGATTCTTTCATATGCTACTCCTTTCACTTCTAATTGATGCTATCATTTTCGATATACTCAATAGTCCTATTTCCTCTGTTATCAACAAAGAAAGCAAATTCACCAGAGAACTTATCATTCATTTCTAATACATGATTTTTTAATGCATTAGATTTCTTTTTTAACTTTTTATTTAATTTATTAGCTTTAGTTGTATCAAACGTTCCAAAGTTATCTCTAACTTGTTTTCTTACTTTATCAAGTTCTTCAACTAGAAGATAATACTTTCTATCTTGAATGGAAGCACGATATATCTTTTTGCATGAAGGACAATAGAAATAAATTAGATCAAACTTCAATCCTTTTACTTCCATCTTTTCTTTCATTATCGATTCTTCCTTTAATACAAATTCATAATTGCATTTATCACATGTAACAGATGCATCCATGATTTCTTTCATTTGTTCTTTAATATCCATAGACTTACCTCTTATAAATTATATTGTATCTTCATTGACATCTTTACTTCTTGAATATTTGCATCATTTAAATGACACATTTTCTCTTTCAACCATTTTTTTGGAATGGTTGTTATCTGCTCTGGTAAGATATAATTTTTTCTACCTCGCAACATTATACTTCTATGTTGTGGTAAATTATCCTTTTTAGTAGTAACTGGAATGATTGTCACTAAATCACAAAAATAATTATTAAAATCATTACTTACAATAATACATGGTCTCAACCCACTTTGCTTGTGCTGATAATATCCTGTACATTTGTTATTTAAATCCACCCAGAAAACATCACAATAGTGATATTTGTTTGCTACTGATCCACATATAGAATACATTTCTATTGCTCCTTTATGATTGGAATTTGGATTGGATAATATCTATTTTCTTCATAATCGACTATATCCCCTCCACCACTATATCTATTATGCAATCTTCTACGGTTGCAATTAGTTAAAACTCTATCAACTCTTCCTATTGATTCATACACACTATCCCAGACATACATCCCAGATTTTATTTTTTCAAATTTAAGAGGTTGTGGACTAAAATGCTCCTTAATTAATTGTTTTAAAATCTTATTTGCTTCAACGTGTGATAAATAATGACATTGTTTAAATTCTTCTAAATTCATAGGTTTAAGGCTTTCTAATGCTTTTTCACATTCTTCCCTATTGAGAGTTTTCATCTTCAACTACCTCACAATTATTTAATATTTTGTTTACCGAAAGTGGTTCATCATCCCATTTAATGAAGTCAAATATATCTTTAAATAACATTATATATGTGTCCGTTCCACAATCCATCCAGCTATCGTAAGTTTTTTTCGGCTTTACTTCATAAGCAAAAATATCCCCATCTTTATCTCTACATATCCACTCGTACTCTCTTTGATTACAATAGTTTAAAATTTCATATTCTAATTTATTTAATATAAATTGTTCTTTATTTAATAACTTTTTTATATCTTCTGATAGATAATTACAAATTGCGTCTATATCTTCATACTTGATATGCTTAATTGCGTTATTATTGTTTTCTTGCTTCATATGTTGCAGCATAGATATTAATTGATTTCTAGTTTTAGTCATCTTCAACCCTCCAATCCAGCGCTTGACCACAATTTACGCAGTATTCATCTTTTCTCATTACGAGTTTTTTACAATTAGAGCAAAACCAAAACTCATGACTATATAATTCATTGATTTTACTTTGTACCTCTTCATGGATTGGCTTTGCTGATATTGCTTTTTCTACTAATTCTTTTATATCAATCATTTCATCCACAGTATCAAATGATGCGTGTTCTCTCAAATGATTAAATGCTTTTTCATACTTATTCATCTTCCATTTCTCCTCTCAACTAGAGTGCTGACATAATCAATACCCGTTTTTAAGTCTTTCATAATTGATTTTGTTCTTGTTTATGTATTCTTGATAGATTTCATCAAATGAGAATCCTAATAATTCAGTCAAATCTAAAAGATGAGGTAATTTCTCATATTCTTTCACTATATTGCCAATAGGAATGTCAAACCTGTCTATTATACCTGTTCCAAATTGAAAAATATAAAATCCATATACTCTAATAATAAGATCTATTTCCATTTTATTAATAAGCATCTCCCATGTCATAACAAAGTGCCATACATCTACTAATTCTTCTAAAACTCTTTGACGATCGACAGGTGGTTGCGTTTTCTTCCACCAACACCAATCTCCTTTGAGTTCATGAGTTAGTTCCCCTAACTCATCAATAATAGCTAATTGAAGCTTTCCTTCTACAATACTATTTTTTCCAAATTCATTTAAAATTGCTTCATTCAATGTTCTTTGCATTTGAAACATTTCTTTTAATTTTTCTTTAATGTTTGTATTTTCCATTTTAATAATCTCCTTTAATTTCTTTCCAATCTAATACTTGTCCACATTTTGTACAATAGTTTTGTCTTTCTACTAAAAACGAATTACAGGAAGGACACACTAACGCTGTTCTTTCAACAATTGAACCCTCTGGAGTAATACTATCGTCAAAAACTGTTAATGGTTTTTTGGGTATAGCTTTTTCTATAGCTTTGCATATTATTTCATCACCCATATAATCAAACATCCAACCACCTCATAACTATTTAATATTTACCAATTTTCTATATACAGTAATTGCTTCTTTTAAAGTCATATCATCAGGCACATATTGAAAATAACCTTTATTTTTCATAATTGATAATACCCAAACGTTTGAAAATATTTCATCTTCATCCAATACATCATGAGCTATTGTTTCTAGCAAATCTAATTCAAATTTCATATTTTTTCTCCTTGAATTGCCTATATTTTTATGTCTTATAACCTATTATTATACGACATCATTTAAACCTCTCTAAACCCTTATGTAGCAAGGGTTTCAAGAGATTTTGCTATCAAAAAACTTTTTTACTTTTTTTTTAATGAATTTTTCATAATTGATTGTGCTATTTCATTACTAGTCATATGATCACACTTTTCATCAACTAGCTTATCTGATATCTTCTCTTGTATTTGTTTAGTAATATCTATATCTTGTCTTTTTTTTGATTCTTCTTTTTTTAATTCCAATTTAATTTCCCAATTTTCTGGTACAATATCTTTATTAAAAAAGCTGCACATAAAGTTGTATAAACATCCTTTACATTCATCATGATTTTTACAAAAGTTTTTGATAGTTGATAATGTTTCGTATTCTGCAATGTTATCTACTATAATCATCTTCTTCCCCCCCTCCTAAAGAAATAATTTATTGATTATCAAAGCCAATAGAACACATAATAATAATTTCATTTTTTATTACCTATTCTTCTATTCCATGAAACATCCACAACCACCAAAATCACTACATTCAAATAAGCTTAATTGCTCCGGTGTATTTTCAATAAGCCCTCTTAGTTGTCTTAAAGTGAATGTTTTACCCTTTCTTTTTAATATTGATACATCTTTATTTAATTTTTTTCTCAATAACTGCTCTTTGTTTTCAAACTCTAAATAGGTTATTCTATCTTTTTCTAATAAAAGTTTAAAATGACCTATTCCTGCTTTAAAACAACATCCTTTACAGTTATTATGAGAAAATCCTAATTTATACAAACGAGGTATCTCTATTCCCTCATTTTTTAATTCTTCTAGCATTTCATATTTACTGATCAATGGATTTTGACACATAGGAAATTCAACTTTATAAGGTTTATAATTTTTTCTTATAGCTTCACACCTATGTGTCTCTGTCCAATCAATTCCTAAATATAAAATACATTCATCTTCTTTAAAATTAGCTTTCAGCCATTCGTTAAATGGCTTTGATTTTAATTTCTTACTACAATTAGCTATTCTACTGTTGTAAAGAAAATTATCCTCATATGCTAATTCAAATGGTGTTTTTCCTATGGATAACCTAATAATTTTTAAATCAAATTTATTTTCTATATCATTTAAAAATCTATATAAATCTCCATCTTCTTGAAGTGTATCGCAAAATACCGCTATCACATCTTCTTTATCTTGTTTTTCTAATACTCTTTTTAAAGTGAAATAGCTTCCTATTCCACCACTTAATGAAATAATGTATTTCATAATCAACCACTATCTATCTAGATGTGGTTAAGCTGCTACTTGAGTCGTATCTCCATGTGTTAAGCTTTTATCAATGAACACGTCACATATCATTGAACCTAGTTTCACTAGGATAGATTACTCTCCTTTTTCTTTGATTTTTATTTCTACTACAAGTACTGGATATAACGTCATTCCTTCCGTGTGTGTACTTGGATATATTTCTGTTACTTCGCAATCATCTAGCTCATCAGCAATAGTATTGATATTTTCTGCATCTATTTTTGCTAAAGAGTTACCATTTTTATCAACAATAAACAGCTTTCCAACTGGCTTTAATACATATAATATATTTTTTAATTTCATATTTTTTTAAAACAAGCTTAATTGCTCATTTTCTTTCCTTTCTTCAAAATAACTACATCCCATTTCACTTAGTTCTTTCTCTCTACTGATCCAACCGCATATGTATCCATCACATCTTGAATTGCATCCATATCTCTTTGAATGTGTTTCACCACTGTTTAATTTCCTTGACTTATCCAAATGTTTACATTCTAAACAACTTCTCATAAATTATTATTCTTCCTCTTTGATAAGATAGATTCTATAATTACTTTTTGATGAATCACCTCTACTTACATAGCTGTAAAATGTGCCTATTGTTATTCCTAATTTTTCTGTTATTTCTGCACTATTTCCAACCATAATCAAATTTTCTTCTTTATCATAAACAACATACTGATTACTTCTTTTGTTATTCATCAAATCCACCTCAAATCATGCTTAGGATCTTTAACTGCGTTGTAGCAATAATCAATAACTGTTTGATATGAAATGCATAAGTCTTTTGATGCATCCCATGCTGATGAATATTTTTTTAATAACTGATTGTTTACAAATTTTCCAACTTTTTTCTGAGGTTTTTTTCTAGAAATGCTTCTATATTCTTTTTGAGAAACGATTTCTAAATTTTCAACTGATATATTTTCCCAATTTCCATCTTTTTGCAAAACAAAATCACTTTTGTTCATTTCTTTAATGAACAATGATGCAATTAGATTTTTTGCATATCTTTCTTTTCTATTGAATCTTATTACCGCGATTGTTTCATTTCCTCTTTTTTTAGGAAAAGGATAGAGTTCAGTTATACATCCACTAGCCCATTTGATGTAGAATCTACCATCACGCGTTGCATAATATTTTTTGGCTTTTTTTCCAGTTACTTCTCCTATCAATATGCCATCTTTTTCATCATCTTCTACCAGAATGTACTTTTCTCTAAAAATACCTTGATTATTTAAGAAACTAACTAGCTGATATTCTTTGAAACCTAATTCTTTTAATAATTCTTTTTTTGAAATCTTTCCATATGATTTTGTAATGTCATCTTTATCCAACATCAGATAATTCATTTCTTTTTACCCTTACTAGAAAATTCATTATAGAGTTGATTCAACAAAAGAAATTCAATACAACCTAGACATAATAGAATAGCTAGAATATTTGCAACTCTACCCGTCAATAAAAGCAAACATCCAAAAAACATAACCGCTACAATCAATGCTTTCATCATGATCTTTTTCTTATTTGTCATTTTTTAGCTCCTTTCTTAATAAAAATAGTTCTTGTCTTAAACGTTTATTATCTTCTCTATATTCCACTGCCATCTCACGATATCGCAATCTTTCGTTGTCACATTGCTTATATCTAGTTTCTTGATAATCAAGTTCGATTTTTTGATGATTGAACAATTCTTTTTGACATTCTACTTCATTTTTGAGTTTTTTATTTTCATACAATAAAGGTAAGTGTTTTTCCTTTGTCCAATTGATTAAGAAATCTTCTAGCTTTTCTCTTTTTGTTGGCTCTTTTTCCGTTTCCTTTTTAGCTTCATTTGTCAAAACAAACTCACCTGCTCATATCCGCATCTCTTTTTATCTTTTTCATAAAATTCAACCAACTTACTATGTTCACTAGTGCCCCATGAATCATACCATTTGCCATCAATTTTATATGTGAAGCTATTAGCTTCTAATAATCCTTGATGTGGTATAAAGACATGTGTCCAGTCTTCTCTTCTTTCCATGTATACTGCATCTGGAAAAACTTTTTTTACATATTCATCTGCAGGTTCTAGATTATAATGATTTAACACCTTATCTTGATGCTCATAGAGAATATTATTTATCCATATAGCTTTCATAATTCAAACAATGTAGGCTGATTCAATGAACGTTCAAGATTTTGAATAAAATTCAATCCCGTTTTAAAATAACTTTCTTTGATTTCACAACCTATTCCATTTCTATTTAATTTAACTGCTGAATAAGGTACAGACATAACTCCACCAAAGGGATCGAATACTGTTTCTTTTTCATTTGAATACCATTTAATAAGATGTTCAATCAAATCAAGTTGAAGTGGTGTCATGTGCTTTTCATCTTTTTCTTCCTTGGCAATTTTAGTGTTTAAAACATTTGTTCTTGATACTTTAGGTGATTCTTTTCCAATTCCCCAGCAAGGACTAGCTAAACGTGTCCATTGATGAAATTCATCATCGATATTTTCGTGTATTACATGAACCCATTCATCTTCTCGCTCATGTTTTTGCATCAATATAACGTAATCCGGCATTCCCGTACGTGTGATTTCAGCAAACTTCTTATAAGAGTTCCACAAGATAGATGCTGATTTAGTTCTAGTAGCTTCAATTTGAGGATCCTTAAATACTGTGATTTCTCCGTGATAAGTCCATCCATGCTTTTGAAAAGCTTTGATGGTCATTCCTCTAAAATCTATCAAGCCCATTGTTCCATCTCTTCCTTTGAAAGTTGGAATCTGCATCACGTGTAATGCAATGATGCGCCCCGGTCTTGTTATTCTATAAAGTTCTGGAATCAAGTAATCCATTTGTTGAAAAAATTCATTTAAATCTTTTACATTGCTAAAATCTCTAGGATCATCACTGTAAGTATAAAGATTGGCAAATGGAATCGATGTGATTGTCAAATCAATACAATCATCTGGCAACTGTCTACATACATTTACGCAATCGTCATTGTATAATTTGTAACTCATATAAATGCAGGTAAATCAATCTTTTGAGATTGGTGTACCTCTTCCACCTCACTTTCATTAAAATTCAATAACTGTATTTCTTGAACAGACATATCCATTTGATTTTTCAAATTATGCTGCAATTCTTTTTTCTTATTGACATTGTCCAAAATGTGAAGTTCAGTACTCCCTAAAACGATATAAGAAAAAACTGTATGCTTTTGTCCAAATCTATAGATACGTCGCAATGCTTGATGATAATTTTCATAAGAATAAGTCAATCCGCAAAAGATCACATTATGGCATTTTTGAAAATTCATTCCATAACCGAATATTTTAGGTTTTGAAATCAACACTCTTGTTTTTCCTTGTTTAAAATCCAATGCGCATTGTTCTTTTCTTTGAGGTTTATCGCTTCCTCTTACTTCAATTGCTTTTGGAATGTATTTTTTTAATAAATCAGCCTCTAAATTTGTATCACACCAAATCAAGTATTGATCATCATCTTTCATGACTATTTCAGCACATTTTTTAGCACGTATATCAGCAGTTCTATTTTTCTCTTTATGAAATGAAGTGGCTGATGTTCCAATGTCTCTAAATAGTCCATGTTCAAAGCTATCATCTATTACATCAATATCGATAATGATATTCTTTTCGATAAGCTTAGGTAAAACATAATAATCAGCATTAAATCCTAAGTCTTTTGGATTCTCGATATTGACTGACCATGAACAGCACCATCTATAAAAATCCTTTGTGGCATGACCTTTTAAGCGATATGTTCCTGTTTTCATATCATTTATGAAATAAGTTGCTAAAGCTTGTGCGGTAGTGACTATTCCTAAAAAATCAGCATGATTGAGCAATTCCATTAAATCGGTGCAGGAGTTGCGGTACAACATAACTTGTATTCAGTATCTTTAAATAAATTAGTTAAGTTTACTCTTGTTTTACCAGTAAAATTTTTTAAGATGCTTGATTCATCCAAAACTACACCAGAAAACAAAGAAGTATCGATATTATCCAACTGCTCATAATTTGTAATATAAAGCCCGTTATCAATAGAAAAATCATCTCTTAATACATGAACCTTATAACCTAATAGTGGAGCTTCTTCATAGGCTGTTTGTACAGTTACACCGAGTGGCGCAACTATCAATACTGGCTTGTCAGTATAAATATTTACTTGATGTGCCCATTCCAATTGTTGCAATGTCTTTCCCATCCCGCATGCTTCAAAAAGACAAAATCTTTTCTTTTTGAGTGCTTTTTTAACGATGGCTTTTTGATAATCAAATAAAACGGAGTTTAGATCATCAACTTCAATATCAATTCCATTTGTTTCTTTGATTTTCTTTTTTGATTCCAAAAATTCTTGATAATTCATTTTTTCACTTCCTTTTCAAAGGATACATAATTAATAAAGCTCTATGCTTTTGTTCAGTTATCATCGTCATACGATAACCAATCAATCTATATTTATCAGCATAATTCTTTCTAAATATTTCTTTCATATCCTCATAATCAATGCATTCAAAGATGGCTCTTTTGTATGTTTTTTGCATATTTGACCTCCTCAAACACCTATATAACTATGACGTATAACCTATAATTATACGACATTACTTAAACCTCTCTAATCCCATATGTAGCAAGGGTTTCGAGAGATTTTGCTATCAAAAAACTTTTTCTATTTTTTCTTCTACTTTTTTCATTTCCTGTATGATTTCTTCTATTTTTTCATTAGAATGAATAAACAATGGATTGAGTATTACTTTTGCATATTCACGTGTGATAAGATTATTGCTTTCATCCACTCCTAAATGCAAAGCTACTTCTTTGATATAACCATCATTTCTGGTCTCTTTTGAACTATTTTTAAAACCAGTCATAAACGTAATTAGTTTTTCTTCTTTTACTACAGTTGTTGCTTCAAACTGCATCTTTTGTTTAGCAAGTATTTCTACTGTTTTTACTTCTATAATCATTTTTTTACCTCGTTTCTATGTTGTGACTTCTATAATTAAAGTTTGATCATAATCTATTGCAAAACCAGTTACAGTTGCATTTAAAAGGCATTCTTTCAAATAATTTTTATATTTCTTATCTGTAGCAATTACCACATAATGTTCATCGTCACTTCCTAGCATTCCGTTAACAATTGTAATTTTGTAGCTTTCATTCTGAAACGCTTCTAAAAATTCCTTTAACGTTTTCACTTTCATCACCTCTTTAATATTTGATTCTTTCAACATTCTTTTTCTTTTCCTCTACAGAAGTATTCGCATATATTTCAGTCGTTTTAATATCTGAATGTCCTAAAATCCTAGCAAGCTCTGTTGAGTTTCCACCAGCTTTTAAAAATTGGATAGAAAACATATGTCTGAATGAATGCGGATGTGCCTTTGCTAAATCAATACCTCGGCACATACCTTTAAAATTCTTCTTTCAACTGTTCTTTCTGATATCATTGAACCATCATTCTTTTTTTCTGATGGAAACAACGTACCAGATTCAATCTTTTTATCTTTGGCATATGCAAGTAGCTCTCTTCTCAAATCTCCTCGCATGGGAACACTACGTTCCTTACCTTTATTAAATACAGTCACATATTTCTTTGATTTGCTTCCCTTGATATTTTCGACTGTATAGTATTTAAGCTCTGATACACGAATACCGGTGTATCCAAATATCTTCATAATCATGTAAGTTTCCATATTTCCAGTCTTTTTAGCCTTTGATAGCATACGTTTAAATTCTTCTGGTTTGATGACATTTTCAATTGATGTCTTTTCCTGCTCTTTGATGACTTTCAAACGATAGTCACTTACATATGTTTTTGCCTTTGTAGAGTTGTATTCTCCTTTTTCATTGAGTTCTACATATTTGACGAACTTATTGATAATGATGATGTAGTTATTGACTGTTTTAGTAGAAAAGTTTTCTACTATTTTTTTCTTGTAAGAAATCAAATCAGCTTTTGCTACATCTTCCTTATCGAAAAAATCAACAAAATCATTTACAACTTTTCTATATTTGTTATATGTAGCTGCTGCTTTTTCATCCATAACTTCATCTTCAATAAATTCATCTATGTATGATTTAAGCATCGATTTTGTCAATTTTATTTTCATCTCAGATGTTTCTCCTTACGTTCTTTTTTTCAGTAAAGTCTTTCTTTCTCATACGCACATAGATGTAGTACATATGATTGACTTTGTTATAGCGAATTTCATGATCGAGATAAGTTTTAGACTTATAATTGCTATTCATATAAATTGATACATTTGTATCATCAGCAATCATATTTCTAATCTTCTTTTTTGAAAAAGACGTATAGCTTTTTCTCTCTCTTGGCTGTTTCAAACCTTTCGATGCTTTCCATCGCTTTTTTCCTTTAGGATCTTTAGATAAATAATTAGCAAGACCAGATAGTTCATATTCATCTGGTTCAAGCTCTTCAACTTTTATCCTTATTCCATTTGTCCATAAGTCTTTCATCACCTTCCTATCGATACCTCCCTCGATAATCAAATGATGATGGACCCTAATCTTCTTTTGAGGATCATACTCCGTCACATAAATATACTTAGCGTTTTGAAGCTTCTTTTTCTTTCTTCTATAGTTGATTTTTCTAATCAGCTTATAAACTTCCTTTTCAGCATCTTCAATGTTTGGAGGAAGATTTTCATTTGAATAAGTCAAATGCATAATATAATCATCTTTAGTAAAGTTAGCATTGAGCAGTCTAATAAATTGCTTTCTTGAATTTCTATCATTCAAACTTTTCTGTGCTTTCTTTGATTTTCTTTTTACTTTGAACTCTTGGAAATCCTTTTTATTGAAAATTGGATAAAGTTCAACCTCAAACATATTTCCAGCACTTATTGTTTTAGCAACATAATGATGATCAATGCTGTTTGTCTTTAGAAGACTCTCTATTTCCTTTTCTTCTAACTGATTGATAGGTGTATCATACAAAGATTCATAGTCATATTCTTTATCTATGTATTTCTTTTTTGTCGACTTGTTAGGACGCATTACAAGAGATACAAGACATCATAGAAACTATATTTTTAATAGAATATATCTACTTTTTTAATAGAAATATGCTATAATGATTGTGTTAGGTTAATATAATTTCTAGATGCCATTGACCATTGGTTGATGGTCTCTTTTTTTATTGAAAATATTTATCTATGAAATCCTTGTTTTCTTGATACATCTCACCAGATAAAAGATCATTTGCTTCTAAAAGAACTTTTCTTTTATTTTCTTGCTTATTCAAAATCGCACATAGCTTCCCAAAAATCATTACATCACTCAAATAATAATGTGCAGCTAACGTATCAAAATCATCACATACACCCGCATTTTCAAAATGTTTAATGTTTTTTAACACATAAATATTTAGAAAATCATTGTATGTATCTCTTTGTCCGTCTTTTGATTCGATTGATGACAAATCAAGAAACAACTGAGTTGATACTGGACTGCAGTATTTTTCAGTATCCATATTTTTTCTCCTTTCAAAAAAATAAAAAGCTATTATCAAAACGTATTTATCACTTAAAAACATCGTATTTTTCTCTTTTTATGTTTGTAATCAAAATCATTTTGCAAATTTGGAGGCATGAGAATGATTGATAATAGCTTTTTAGAGGTTATTACCTCTTAGCAATCATAGAAATATTTTTATTAATGGCTTGTGCATCGATTGTAGTAAGAGTCTCTATGATTGCTAACAGATAAAAACTATCTGTTATTTATATAAGCCTTTAGAAAAAAGCAGTTAATAATAAATCGGCTATAATAGTTAGGATCTTAGCAATAAATAAAAGTGTAATTATAACTGTTGCCAATCCTTTGAATGATAAATTTTCAATTTTCATTTTTTAATTCATCCATTTCTTTTAAAATGCGTTTCTTTTCAATATGCATTTCTCTAACTTGATACTTTAAAGCAATTACTTTATTCGTTAATTGAAACCACATTTCTTCTAATTTTTTGTAATTTTTTATTAAAAGAATGATTATAATTACTTGAACTATATTAGCTATAAACTGAACTATATTAGCTATAAACGAAACCAACAGAACCATATGTATTCTCCTTTCAATGTTAATATTAAAGTTTCTCAACTGAAAGGAACCTGCCATCTGAAGGAAGTTCAACAAATGAAACACATACGTACAAACAAATACTAGTAAATGGTATTTAATTTAATGACAAGTTCCTTTCAGCTGAGAAAATATTTTTATTAAACTTTATTTAAGATTTCTTCCATTTTTAGTGACAAATCTAATGTTCTCGCTGTTTCAATAGCATTAAATAAATAATGATATTCATCTTTGCTGATAATGTCTTGGAGATACATGATTTCAACGTATGCATCTAACTTTCCGCTAAAATAATCTTTCAAATCTTCAGTTCTTAGAAGATCTAAAAAACATCTGTCAAATCTAATGATTAAAATAGTTTGCTTATTTTTTACGACTTTCATTTTATAAATCCCCTTTCTATGTATTTAAAATTAGGTAATCTCGCTTTATAATTGAATTACAATGCTCCCCAGTATTGAAATACCAATTAGAAAGCGAGGTGTTATTTATGATTAATTTAGACCAATGGATTTTAGCTATAGTTGCTGTAATTGCTGTTATTTCTCCATGCGTAACAGCATTTATCAATAATAAAACCCAGTATAAAATTTCTAAACTTAATACTCTGTACACAACGAAAATCAATTATATAAATGAATATTTTGAATCTTTAGCAGCATATATAACAGATCCTTTACTAGTCGATAGTGTAAAGAATTATTCAGCAGCTTCTCAAAAAATTTATGTTATTTGTGATAACACATGTAGAGAATGTATAGATCAAATAGATTCAATTATTTACAGTTCAGAGTATTATGAGTATTCTGACGAATTTGCTAAAAAACTATCTCCACTTATGAAAAAATTATCCAAAAATATTTATAAATGCATTGATTAATATATATAAAGCAATTGGATAAGAACAAGCCCAGCAAATACGGGCTTTTTTTCTTTTATTTTCTGAATAGAAATTGCATCCTACCAGAGATAAGACTAAAGATAAAAAAGCAAGAAAATACATAAATATTTTTTCCATCATTTTTCTACCTTTCTAGGAAGCTTCACGTTTAGCAGCTTCTATTTGATTTCTAATTTGATGATAAATCCTACTTGCTTTCGTACTTCCACATGGCACAAATTTAGCCACCTCACTGCATGTTAAATATCCTTTATTGATATATTGCAATCTGGTTTGATTGATTTTAGAGGTATCTATAATTTTTCTTGGCATTTTTAATCACTCCTTTTCTACTTTTGATGCTATCGTTTGAAATTCTTACTTCTTATTCCTTTGTTACCTCGAAGCAATGTACTTCGTGATACAATATTTCTTGAAAGGAGGTGAACTAATTGGACAATTCCATTGATTCATTAGATGAATCTTTCAATGGTATCACTAGTGCCTTTGAAGAACTTCAAAAAGTATTTTCTAATTTGCTTACGAATAAATTAGAAGAATACATAGAAGTTATTTCTTCATTAGTAGAAAACATTTCGGGAACAATTAAAGAAATGCTTAAAGCTTCTAATAATGCTATTTCTGAAATAATAAAATCATATCGTAATTCAGAAATATCTATTCCTAACCTAGATATTTCTTCTAACAATTATGATTACATTCCACAGGCACCACCCAAAGAAAAAAGTATCAAAGAAACTGCGATTGAAAATTTTAAATCTAACATGAAGAGCTACTTAAACTCAAAATTTATACGTTTTATTAAGAAAAAGTTACCCATTTTCTTTGAATCGTTAATTTTTGGTTTGCTTCAATATTTAATATTCAACGCACTTGGCATGCATTAAGCATGCCTTTTCTTTTTTGAAGTACATTGCTTAGAGATAACAAATGAATTTTGATAGCTGCACATCTTGTTTGTCAAAATGACATTTTAGTATCACTTATTTGTGGTAGTATTTTCCATTTTCACGTGTCTCCTTTTTTATTTTTAGTGGTAGTATTTTTTTGAGTAGATTATTTATCTACTGCTTCCGCAAAAAAAATATGATCCCTTTGCTCATTAGAAAGTTCTAAAATCTTTTGAATATGTTTTATTTCTTGTGCATTGAATTCAACTATATTATTGATTTTATAACTTAATGAAGTGCGCGAAATCCCTATTTTTTTCGAGAGTGTGTCTAAAGTAAAACCTTTCATTCTAATAATCTTTTTAATTTCTAATGTATCTGTCATTTTATCACCTCCATTTTAGTAGCTAATTTATCTACCTCACAAACATAGTACATCTAAGTAGACTATATGTCAACTATATTTGAAACACTTTTCAATTAAAGTTGAATATTTAGCCACCACATGTTAGTATAATCTTATAAAGGAGGTGTTTGAAATGGGCATAGGAGATAGAATAAAGCAACGAAGAATTGAATTGGGAATGTCACAACAAGAACTTGCAACTGCAATGGGATATACTTCTAAATCAACAATAAATAAGATAGAACTTGGAAAAAATGATGTATCACAATCTAAAGTAGTCAAATTTTCAAAAGTTTTAAATACAACTCCATCATATTTAATGGACTGGGATTTAGATGATGAAAATAATGATGTTTCAGATTATTCTAAAGAAAATAATGAATATATTGAAATAGGTCAAAGAATCAAAAAATGTCGTTTAAATTTAAATAAATCCCAATTAGACTTAGCTTCCTCATTAGGAATTGAACGATCAACATTACAAAAATATGAAGCAGGAAAAAGAGCTATCCCTATCACTGTATTAAAAGAGCTTTCAATTATCTTTTCAGTTTCTATTGATTATTTAGTAACTGGTTTAAATTATAACGGAAACGTAAAAACAACATCATATCCTATAAATGAAGAATTATCATATATGATTAAGAACACTTTAAATACAGAAGCTACAATCAAACTAATAGAATTTGCTAGATTTTTATCACAAGACAAGAAAAATTTAAAATAG